GGCATGTGGCTCGTTATCAAACACGATGAAAAATTTATCGTTCAGTTTAGCCAACTCTAAAACTTGTTCCATCTTGAAACTAGTCCCGAAGGTAGCTGCTGCAGAAGTCCCAAACCGCCAAACATCAGTAACCCCTTCTACTACAATGATCCCATTGGAACGCCTTAACTTATCCTGTTTGCCGTAAATAATGTTTTTATGGTGGATTTCTTCCCGTTTCATGGGGCAGGCAATATACTTCCTGTCACTTTTACCGGTAATATCCCTAGACTGGAAACTAACCACCTTCCCATCCCAAAAAATGGGGATCAAAATCCGGTAATTATACGAAATCCCATCTAGGCTGCTAACAGGCCCAGTTTGGCTTATTTTCCATTCACCCTCTACATGGGTAGGGCTGAACCCCCTACTCGCCAAATAACGCCTGCCAGGGGCCTTCAAAGGGAAATTGGGGGGTAGCTTAAACGGGTTTATGTTTACCCGGGGCTCAATCTGGGATCTTTTGCGGAAAAAAGGCCGGCCCCGGTACTTGGCCAAAACCCTTTTAACTTCTGGGATGGGTAAACCTAGTACCAAATGCAGTACTTCAGTTATAGGGTGCACCCCACACCTCCAACAATGGCAGCTATTCATTTCTTTACGGATGCCTAGGTGGAAATCTGGGGTACCGGTACAAAAGGGACAGTGAATATTTACCCAGCCCTCAGTGGAGCGGGTATGCTCATCGGATACATACGAAATGCCGAAGTCATTCAGAAGTCTTTCTATGCCCATAAATTTAACCACACTACTTTCTAGATTTTAAATGGGGGAAAATAAATTTATGTGGGATGATTCTTATTTTAATTTAATTCTACCCAGCCTGCCTTGGCAGATGTGGGAGGAATACAATTACTTTTATTTTAAATAAATTATCCAGTACCACTCTTGGCAGATGTGGGAGGATCTACTTTATTTATTTTCTAGACTAACCATTTTAAAATTTACTGGGATGATCTATTTTATTTATTTTGGGGAAGCTATTATTTTATTTAAAAAAAGAAAATCACTACCTCCGAACCTAAAGTTCGGAGCCTAATATATTTTAAGTAATTTTAAGTAATTATAAGTAATTCTAATATATTATAAATATATCACTACATTTTAACCAGCCATACATCATATTTTAACCAGCCATACATCATATTTTAACCAGCCATACATCATATTTTAACCAGCCATACATCATATTTTAACCAGCCATACGTTAAGTTTTAATAGGGGATTTTCCGTTTACGGGTTTATTTATAAACCGTTCCGGCCTAAGGTAAACCTTCATCCACCTATCTATCCGCTCAATAAGTTTAAATTTTTCTAGTTCATCCATCACCTCTTTAATATTTGTTCGTTCCACCCCAACTATCCGGCATAGTTCGGAAATGGATAAATGACAAATATCCCATTTTCTAGTTTGAATGTATTTTGTATGATTAAGCCCTTGAAAATCCCCGTCATATTCATCCCCTTCAATATAGGAATATGCTTTCCAATCTTGTTTAGCTTTAATACGCATCGCTATATAAAGGATTTTTGCTCTTGGCTTCAATTTAGCCCATATCCCATTATGGATAATACAGGTGTAAAAATAAACAGTTTTCCCTTTGTGCTTCCCCAATTGTGATTCACGAATAAAATTAATATTGTAAACGTAATAACGGCGTTTTTCCGTTATTTTTTCCTTGTATAAAAGTTCAGCATCTTCCAGTTCCTTTATACCTTTCCTAACACTGTTTTCGCTGATCCCGGCCAATTTAGCAATGTTCCTTTGGGAAATTTGAAAAGGCTTGTCTTCTTTAAAATCTGCCCGGCTGCATAGCACGGGATAAACCGCTAGCGCTGACTTTGATAAACCGTAAGAAATAATGTTTTTATGAATGGCCCTAAAATCATCTATGTTAATCCCATCCCGATTCTTGAATTTTACCTTTTTTGGTTTGTCATATAATTCTTTGACAGTTTTTATTTCGTGCCTTTTTCTTTCTATTTCTTTTTCGCCGTAAGTTAAAGTTTTTTCCCGCTCCCTTTTTTGCCTTATAATATCCGTTAAAATTTTCCCTCTCATAATCTCTCGTCCCCCCTTGTCTCCTAAAATTTAAAAAAAATTTGCCGGGGAAGTGGGAGACGTTCGCTTGTCGATCAGTTCATGAGGCCGATCTATCCCCGGCAAAACCTTTTTAATATCCTGTTATAGATCCTTATTTTAAGGGCATTCCCCGGCAGTTTCAGCTCCTTAAATAGCCCTTCCCCCTACCCAAACCTAATTTTGGCTTGTAGGGCTTGTACATATTATACAAATACAAATAATTTCGCTTTATTATTTTTAGGCTGTAGCAGCTACCAGCCTTTTTATTTCCCTAAAAGTACGCCAAATCGTACTTTGTTTCCAGCCGGCATCTTTGAGTGCATTACTGATATGCCTACGGGATACCTGTTTTTTGTTTGCACTGACATAAACATCCCCGCTGTTCATTATTTCCACTACCATCATAGCCTCGGGGGATAACTGCATACACAACTCCGCCCAATTTTCTTCTGCAATCATCATTTGTTCTGGATTGTGGCTTATATCAGAAGCTAAAAAGTCAAAATCTTTATCTTCCGTTATGATTTCCCTGTTATTTTTCCTGTTATTTTTGTAAATTAGGTTGTTCAGGGAATTGTTTACTACATGGTGCAAATAAGTACTGATTTTGCCTTTGGATGGATCATAATGACCCAGGCTTTCTAGGTAGGCAAGACACGCCTCTGAAAATAATTCATCATATTCTAGGCCGGTGCTCCTAGAATAAGACCATGCTATCTTTCTGATCATCTTCAATTCTTCTGGTAACGGTTTTCTGTGCCTTTTCATATCTCGTCCTCCTGTTTTTTTTATTATTGGCAATCCGGACAAATATCAAACCATCCCACCTTGTATCCTTTTTCCCTAGGTGCCACGGATCTTTTCTCACTTTTCCAACCTGATTTGGCTTTGTACTCCACCGCACCATAAAAATCATCAAATTCCCCACTTTCCCCTACTGCTTCCCCACAAACATCACAATAGAGGATAAACCTGCCGTATTCCTTTTCAATCATCTTTTATCTTCCCTCCTTCCTATACATTTTTATTAATTCCGTTAATAACGGAGTTCCTGCATCTTCCCCACCATCCAAAACCGCATCTAGCACTTTCCTCTTTTTGTCCAACAACATTGCTATTTTCTCCTCGATCGTATCTGCAGCGATCAAGTGATAAACGTTCACAAAGTTTTTCTGCCCGATTCTATGGCATCTATCTTCCGCTTGTGCCAATTCCCCAGGAGACCAAGGCAATTCTAAAAAAGCAACGGTAGATGCTGCTGTCAATGTCAGCCCAGTTCCTGCCGCCTCAATGTTGCCCACAAATAATCTTACGGTTTTGTCCCCTTGGAATCTTCTAACTGCAAGATCCCTATCTTTTGTAGAAACGGAACCATCCACTTTAACTGCTATCCCATCAAATTTATTCATAATCACATCCACGGTTTTCCTGTGTGTGCCAAAAACAACCAGTTTTCCGTCAACGTTGTTTTCTAGGAAATCCTCTATCCATCTCATGGCCGGCTGTATTTTTCCATCCACCGCTAATTGTTTCAGCCCCTCTATTTTTGCCAAATGCCCTGCCCGACTAGCTTTTTGAGCAGCCTGAATACCCTTTTTTCGTAAAAGGTAGTCAATAAAATCATCTTCTGCTTTTTTGTATTCATCTATGTTCTGTATTTCTATCGGTACAGATGAATAAATTTTATCCGGTAGATCCTTCAAAACATCTTTCTTCAATCTCCGAATCATAACCGTTTTTAGTTTCTTGTGTAATTCCCCTTCATTGCTAGCACCGGTGAAATCCCACCCGAACCCATTATGTTTAGCATCACAATAACGGTGTAGATAATCCCACCGGTTCGGAAAAACGGTTTTATCCACCATCTGAATGATATTAAACCCCTCCACCGGCTTGTTCACAATCGGCGTCCCAGTCAACGCTACCAGGTACGGGCTTTTTTTAGTCAACTTTTTAGCAGCTTTGGTTCTCTGAGTTTTATTGTTTTTACAAAAATGAGCCTCATCCATAATTACAATCTGCGGCTTGATTTTGATCAACTCATTCACCCAGGCATTCAAAATATGGTAATTTACGATAATGATTTCCGTTTTTGGGTTTATATTGGTTGCAGTCAATCCATAAAGCACTTCAATATTTTTACTCATCTTATCTGGCAACGTTTCTTTGATCTCTTTCAACCAATTTAATTTTAAATGCCCCGGGCAAACTATCACCGCCGGCCTTTTCTCCGGACACAAACTTAAATAGGCCAACGCTTGAATAGTTTTCCCTAGACCCATCTCATCTGCTACAATGGCCCGCCCATCCCTTTGATAAATAAAAGAGACGCCATCCCTCTGAAAAGGAAATAACTCCTTTTTCAAATCTGGCATCTCTATAACTGCATCCTTCTTTTTATTTTTATCATCCAAGTATTGCAGCAATCCTTTATCCATAACAAAATCAGCATCCTGTAAAATTGACAGGTTATCAACGGACAAAGGACAAACCCAGTATTTGCCTTTCTTGTTATCCCGGAATCTCCTCCTCGGGATACTTTTGACCAATTCTAATATTTCCCAGTCAAAATCAAATCTGATTTCAACCAGGCCGTCTATAAGCAACGCCTGTTTTTTCTTCATCATCCATCTTTTCCTTTCTCAGCTTTCTCAGTTGGTTTTAAGACACAACAAACTAGCAGCAAATTATGAATTAAAGCTAAATAATTTGCCTTTTTCAAAAAATTATTATATAATTACCGTATAGGATCCTCCTTAATCCTATACATTTTCATATTTTTTGTTTTTTTATCATCCTCCTATTTTTTTATTTTATGGGGGAAGCGAAAAAACTTCCCCCAAACCTTATTTTTTTTAAGATTTTCCCTTAAAATAAAAGTATAACTTATATATATATTATAATTATACCTTATATATGCAAAAAAGGCAATAAGTTTTTAAAAAAAAGTTTAAAAACTTGCCTACACCTGAAAAACAAACAAAATCATAAATAAAATTG